TGGTGGTTCTGGTGGGGCGTCTGGTGTGTCTGGGTCAAATGGTAGTAACTCTTTGTTTTCTACAATCACTTCAACTGGTGGTGGTGGTGGTGCTAAAGACAGTTTTGGTGGCATTGTGAATGGTTTGGCTGGTGGTTCTGGTGGTGGCGGCGGTGGTAACGACAACTCTGGTGGTGTTGGTGCTGGTGGGGCTGGAACAACGAATCAGGGTTTTGCGGGTGGTGCAGGATATTCGGCAGCAGGTAGTCGTGGTGCTGGTGGCGGTGGTGGCGGTGCGTCGGCAGTAGGTCTGAAACCAACTGCATCTGTTGGTGGTAATGGTGGTGATGGTGTTGCTTCATCTGTTACTGGTTCATCAGTAACCCGTGGCGGTGGTGGTGGTGGTGGTATTGACAAACGAGCGTATGCAGGTTCGGCTGGTACTGGTGGCTCTGGTGGTGGTGGTGGTGCTTCATCTACGGGTGCAGCAGGTACAGCAGGAACGGTAAATACGGGTGGTGGTGGTGGAGGTGGCGGTATTACTGCGAGTCCTGTAACAGGAACTGCTGGCGCAGCAGGTGGTTCAGGTGTTGTGATTCTAAAATATCCGGATTCCTTTACCATCACTATCGGTTCAGGTTTGACAGGAACAACGGCTGCACCTTCAGGCGGTTACACGGTAACAACAATTACTGCTGGCACAGGGAATGTGAGTTGGGCATAATGGCGCACTACGCTTTTTTACACAACAACATCGTGACCGAAGTGATTGTTGGTATTGATGAAACGGAACTCATTGAAGGTTTGCCACCAGAAGAATGGTATGGCAATTTCAGGAGACAGCCTTGTGTGCGCACTTCATACAACGGCAACATTCGTGGCAAGTTCGCTGGCATCGGTGACATTTATGATGAAACAACAGACATGTTTGTTGGTTCCGACTGGACACTTGTTGACGGTGTTTGGCAAGCCCCACCAGTCGAAGAAATAGAAATCTAGGGGTGTAGCCGATGGCTACCTATAACGATCCGAACATTCAGTATTCGTCTTCTGCGACGACGTATAACGGTGTTACAACTGTTTCTGGTACAGCGTCAGCACCTTTGGGTGGTTTGGTTGCGTCAGCTGTTGGAACAACACCTGCACCACCAACACCTTCGTATCCGGGTGGTGGTAATCCGTGGGTTCGTAAGTACAAGGTTGAGCAGGTTGAGAAGGTTCGGGAGCCTGTTGTTGTGTTGGCGTTTGGTTCGGCGCGTTTGGGCGGCCTTCGTGTTTTCGCTGATGGTGGTGTTGTGTGGTCTATCCTTGAGGATGAGGCAGAGCTACTGCTTTTGATTTAAGGACGTTATGGCGTTTTATTCTGGGCAAACTTCTATTGGTACGGCTGCGACTGTTATTGACGGCGTGTTGGTTGGTGCTTATGCAGGTAATCCGTATCGTCTGATTATTCATAACAACGACAACACGGACTCTGTTTATATAGGTGGTTCGGCTGTGACAACTTCAACTGGTTTGATGATGGATAAAGGTGAGATGTTGCAGTTGACGGTTTCACCAACCGATTTGCTTTACGCTGTTTCAACTAAATCAGGTCATGTCATGTCTTGGTTAACGGAGTCAATCTGATGCCATACTTCATTTCTGATAAGAACGCTGATTGTGCTGGTTGGGCTGTAGAAAAGGATGATGGCGAAGTGATTGGTTGCCATCAAAGCAAGCAGGATGCGGTTGACCAGATGGTTGCTGTGTCTATTGCTGAGGAGATGGAACCTGGTGGTGAGCGGGCTTTGCCAGAGAATTATCGTCCGGCGTTGGCTGAGGATGTGCCTGAAGGCCGTGCTTGTGGGAACTGTGCGTTCTATGACGAAGACAATGTTCAGGGTGAGGGTGACAACCTGAAAGCGTGGTGTGAACGCTGGGATGATTATGTTGACGGCGGGTTCTATTGCAACGCCTGGCAACCCAAAGAGATTGAAGACGAAGAAGACATTGAAGACATCGAGGATGATGTTGAAGAGGAAGCCCGTGAGGTCAATCTTGACTTACCTGAATACATCAAATCCGCTGCCCGTAAAGGCTTAACGTATTACGGTCAGAAGCTCGCTGGTGCAGGCATCGTTGCCTCAACAGTTCGTGAGGCTCGCGACATGGTTGCAGGTCAAATTACTGAGGACAAGGTGATTCGTGCGAACGCTTGGGCTGCACGTCACATGGTTGATTTGGATGCAGCAAAGAACTCGAACGCTAACGATGATGAGTTCCCTGGTGCTGGTGCTGTCGCGTTCTATCTCTGGGGCATCAACCCACTTGACCCTCAACCTGCGATGGATTGGTTCGCATCAAAGTCTGAGGCCATCAAAGAAGAAGCGGATGCTGACCGTTCGTTTGCGTTTCATCGCAAGAGTGAACCCAACTTTGGTAATGTTTCAGGTATGAGTGAACAGGTAGAGACAAGACGCATCACATTCAACCAGTTTGAACTTCGTGCAGCTGCATCAGGTGACGGGATGACGTTCTCTGGTTATGCTGCGGTATTCAACTCTGACTCTGAACCACTCCCGTTCATTGAGCGCATTATGCCTGGAGCGTTCGCTAAGTCGTTGAAGTCGCGCAACAATATCCGTATGTATATGAACCATGACTCATCAATGTTGTTGGGTACAACGAAGGCGAAAACGGTTCGTTTGTCTGAGGATTCTAAAGGCCTGTTCGTGGATGCTGACCTGCCTGACACTTCCGTTGGGCGTGACCTGTCGGTACTCATGCAACGTGGTGATGTGGATTCGATGTCGTTCGGGTTTACCGTTCCTCAAGGTGGTGACCGTTGGTCTGATGATGGTGCGCGACGTGAACTGAAGCAGATTCGTTTGTATGAGGTTTCGGTGGTGACAGGGTTCCCAGCGTATGCAGCGACATCTGCACAGGTTCGTTCGTTTGATGCGTTGGCTACTCGCACCGGTATTGATGCCGATCAGCTCGCTGTCGCGATAACAGCGTTGGAATCAGGTCAGACTCTTGACCCGAATCATGCTGCGTTGTTGCGTGAAACTGTTGCGAAACTTGAACCAGCACCTGAGTCTGCTCCTGCGAGCGTTGGTGTGTTGGCGAAGCATCTTGAATTGTTGAAGAACTTCTAGTACTCTTTTAGTACTGCGTCGAATGAGCGGAGCCGCCTTCGATGTTGCTGTGTACGGAGCCGTACCAGGTTTAAGTTAAATCCCTGCGTATCCAAACACTCAACATCATCCCTACGGGGAGAAGGAAATACTCATGAAAGAATATATTGACCGTCAGGTTGAGATTCGCAACCGTGCATGGAACGAAGCCAAGGCAATCTTGGATAAGGCCACCGCAGAGAAGCGTGACCTCTCAGCAGAAGAAAACCAAACCTACGAGCGCATCTCGAAGGAACTGGACGAGCGTGGACAGACCATCGCAAAACTTCGTGAAGACGAAGCTCGCGAACTCCGCATGGATTCAGCAACCCGTGAAATCGCCGATCAGGTTCGTCCTGTTGCCGGCGTTCCAGCAAGCGATGACATCACAAATCTTCGTTCGTTGTTCACAGGTGAGAAGCGCAGCCATTCGTTTGAGAAGCGTGACATCTTGAAGTCAAGCACAGGTTCACCAGTTCCAACATCGTTCTACGATCAGGTAATCATGAAGGCACGTTTGATCGCGCCGGTACTTGAGACTTCAACTGTGTTGAACACCACAGGTGGCGAAAACCTTCAAATCCCATCGTTGTCGACCTACTCGGTTGGCACGGTAACTGGCGAAGGTTCAGCAATCGGCGAAAGTGACCCTGTATTTAACAGTTTCATCACGCTTTCAGCTTTCAAATTTTCGTTCATCACGCAGGTTTCAACCGAACTGCTTGAAGACTCTGGCGTTGACATGTTGTCATTCTTGGGTGACCAGGTTGGTAACGCACTCGGATTCGCAGTTGGTTCAGCATTGACTGTTGGTTCTGGTACGGACACCGCAAACGGAATCGTCACCGCGTCAAGCGTTGGTGGTACCGCAGGCACCGCAACAGCGTTCACCGCAGACAACCTCATCGACCTTGTTTACAGCCTTGATGGTGCAGCTCGTCTGCTCCCAGGTTGTGGATTCATGATGAACGGCAAGTCAATCGGTCAGGTTCGAAAGCTGAAAGACACCGCGGGGAACTTCGTTTTCGCGCCAAGTTTGTCAGCTGACGCACGTGACATGTTGCTTGGTAAGCCAATCTACGAAAACCCTTCAATGGTTGACGTAGCATCTGGCACCAAGTCGGTCATCTTCGGTCACCTACCTTCGTACTTCGTACGCACGGTGGGCGGATTGCGACTTGATCGTTCGGACGATTATGCCTTCAACCAAGGCTTAATCAGTTTCCGTGCATCATTTAGGTGCGACGGAGATTTGCCACAAACTTCACATATCAAGCATTTATTGCAACCATAAGTTGAAGGTAGTGCAACCGATAGCAATGTCGGTGTAAGTTTGAGGGTAGGCCAAACACGCAGGGTGGCCTACCCTCATTTCTTTTTTATACCCTGCGACCTGCGAAGGAGAGAATGGTGGGAAAGAATGCTGGTAATAATCAAAAACACTCCGGTCGAGTTACCAGAGCTGGAGGCAGAGATATTGCTCCGGTGGGGAGTAGCCAACTTGCCAGAGCAAGCAGACCTTCCAATTCCGAATCGTTACGAATCCTCTGGTACTCGAACGCCCCGTTCGCGCCAACTGGTTACGGAACCCAAACAGCGCAAGTCGTCCAAAGGCTCATCAAACAAAAACACGAAGTAGCGATTCATGCGATGTACGGCATCGAGGGTATGGCTTCGATGTGGAATGGGATAAAACTTTATCCGCGTGGAATGTCACCGTATTCCGATGATGTGCTTGTTGCGCATTGGATGGATTGGGCGAATGGGAATCGTGATATTCCTGCGATGTTGATGACTTTGTTTGATGTGTGGGTTTTGAAGTCTCAGTCGTTGGATCAGGTACCAAATATTGCGTCGTGGGTTCCGATTGACCATGCGCCTTGTCCGCCTGCTGTGGTTGAGTGGTGTAAGCGTCCGAATGTGAAACCGATTGCGATGTCTAAGTTTGGTTTGGATATGTTGCAGAATGCTGGGGTGGATGCGTTGTATGCGCCTCATGCGTTTGAGGATGTGTTTGTTCCTACACCGAAGTTGGTGAATAGTCGTGGTGAGTTCACCGGTAGGGAGTTGATGGAGGTGGATGAGGACAGGTTTGTTGTGATGATGAATGCTGCGAACAAGGGTCAGAATCCTTCACGGAAATCTTTTGGTGAGAACATTTTGGCGTTCGCTATTTTCGCTCAAGACCGTCCTGATGCTTTGCTCTATCTGCACACGGAACGTGACGGTGCGATGGGTGGGATAAATCTTGTTCACTTGTTGGAGGCGTGTGGTGTGCGTAAGGAGCAGTACAAGATTGTTGACCCTTACGCTTATCGGACTGGTTTCCCTCAGCAAGCGTTAGCGGCGTTGTACACGGCTTCGGATGTGCTGTTGGCCTGCAGTATGGGGGAGGGTTTTGGGGTTCCGGTCATCGAGTCCCAAGCCTGCGGTACAAGGGTGATTGTTTCGGACTACACGGCACAGCCAGAGTTGGTTGGTGTGGGGTCAGCTGTGGCGATCCAGCCGTTCTGGGATAGCCACCAAAGGTCGTGGTTCTGCACCCCACAGGTACCGTCCATCGTAGATGCCCTGATACAAGCCTACGAAGCCCCACGCGGTGTCTCAGACGAGGCTGTGGCCTTTGCTAGCCAATATCGCGCTGACAGCGTGTATGAGGCTTACTGGAAGCCAATCATGAAGGAGTTGACCTCATGGTGCCAGTCATCATCGTCCCCGTCCTAAATAGGTATGACCTTTTAGAACGCTGTTTGCAGTCGCTTGATTATCCGGTGGAGACACTCATCGTTATTGACAATGGTGGGCAGTCCACGTTGCATGATTGGCCTTGGGTGATTGACCGTCGCCATGTGAAGAACTATCACGTCTGGTCAATGCCCACGAACCTCGGTGTCGCGCCGTCGTGGAACCTCGGTATCAAAGCGACACCTCACGCTGACGGCTGGATACTGCTGAACTCTGATGCGTACTTCAAGCCAGGTCAGTTGGAAGTTTTCTACAACGATTGCAAACCTGATTCGGTGACGTTGACTGAGGCTCAGCCTGGTTGGTCTTGTGCGTGGGTTGGGTCTGAGGTGGTTGCAAAGGTTGGGCTTTTCTGTGAGGCGTATGTCCCCGCATATTTTGAGGACACAGATTTTCAAGAGCGGGCAACAAGGGTGAATATCCCGTTCTGGACTTCTGACGCTGGAATTGTTCACGACAATTCTTCTACGATTCAAGCTGCACCAGAGTTGGCTGAGAAAAACAATAAGAGTTTCGCTGCGAATGCTTCGCTTCATGCGATGCGTTGGCAGTCTGGTTTGCCTGATGCTGGTCATTGGGATTTAACACGACGAAGGGATTTGGGATGGGATTAAGAGAGTACGACCCGATGGATGATTATGAGAATCTCCACGAAGGCGAAACGATTTATGTTCTCGGCTCAGGTGCAACGCTCGACTATCTGACACCAGACTTCTTTGACGACAAGCTGACGATTGCAGTTAACTTCGTTGGCTCAGTATTCGGGTTGAAGGGTTACTACTGTTTCAGCCATTATCACGAAGACTCTAAGCATGAAGCGATGCAGGATGAGTGCATCGCAGTCTTCACCCCGTTGCGTGAACATGGGACTGATGCAGAGTTCCAAGGGTTTATGCCAAAGATTGTGACGTTCGGTACGCGTACCGGCAGACCAGGTACGTCGTTCAACCCACATGACAAGGATTGGCCTGTGTTGTCAGGGCAGTTGACTATCGGGTCTTCGAGCATTCATGGGGCGATGCACCTTGCAGCGCACATGGGGGCGAAGTTCATTGTGTTGGTTGGGGCTGATTGTGGTTGGCTTGGTGGGCGTGATAGGGCTGATGGGTATCCTGCTGGTGATTCGCATTGGGCTTTGTATGAGCAGCATCTTCGGGATATGAAGCAACGGTTGTGGGATGTGTATTCATGTCAGACGTACAGCCTGAATCCGTTTGTGAACTATTCGCTTGAGGGTGTGCAGTATCGTGGTGCTGCGTCAATCAACTAGAATCGGGACACCATGATTAACCAAGGGTACGCCACCAGAAATCAGGTCAAAGCAGCTCTCCGTATCGGTACGGCTGACACGCTTGATGATGATTTGATTGACAACTGTGTTGGCGCTGCTTCGCGTTTGATTGATGGTTATTGCAACCGTCGTTTCTGGCAGACTGGCACGGCTGAGGCACGGGTGTTTCAGGCTGAGGATTCGTTCTACTGTTCGATTGACGATATTGCTGGTACAGCGTTGACGTTAAAAACTTCTACTCAGGCTGACGGAACTTTTGATTTGCAATGGAGTCGTTCGGATTATCAGTTGGAACCGTTGAACGGCAACCTTGATGGGTTGACTTGGAGTTACGACAAGATTCGTGCTGTTGGCGATTACCTGTTCCCAACGGTGAATGCGAACTATGGTGAGCAGGCTTTGGTTCAGGTGACTGCAATCTTTGGTTGGCCTTCTGTGCCGGAGCCAGTAACCCAAGCAACGATCATTCAGGCTTCACGTATCTTCAAACGCTACGACTCACCTCTTGGGGTGGCAGGCTTTGGTGACTTGGGTGCTATCCGTGTATCTCGATTCCTTGACCCTGATATGGCTCAGTTGGTTGAGCCGTATCGTCGTATGCGGATTTTTGCGTGAGTTATTCTGTCACCGATATCAAAACTGGTATCTCTAACGCGCTTGCCACGATCCCAGGCTTACGGGCTTACGCCCAGCAACCTGACAATGTGAACGCACCGTTCGCTTGGCCTATGTTGGATTCAATCACCTATAACGGGGCGATGCGTGGTGGGTTAGTGACCCATATTTTCAATGTGTCTGTGGTTGTTGGTAGGTCTGCGGAACGTACAGCTCAGACGGCTTTGGATGGGTACTTGTCCTATGAGGGTTCCACGTCGGTTCGTGCTGCTTTGGAAGCGGATCGCTCGTTGGGTGGGGTGGTTCAAAACCTGCTGGTTGAGTCTGCCTCGAATATCTCCACGATGGATGGCAACGATGCAACATATCTGATGGTTGACTTCCGTGTGGTGGTGTACGCTTAGTTGATACGCATTCCTGCGAGCGTGTAGAGTTTAAATAGTAAATCTTCGAGTGCCGGAAGGCAGGAGTCACAAACATGGCAAAGCAAGTTCTCACAAACGTGGCGGTTACCTTCGGTACAGCGAACACGGACAT